TCTCAGCCGTCACGGCATCAACGGCTTCTTTGCCCTGCTTTTCAGCGGCCCACAACCGCCGGACCGCGTCCTCCGCTTCCGCCGCTGACTTGCCAACCGCAATATACGCATCACGCACCGCAATCGTGACCTGCGCCCACCGCTGATTCCCGGCCTCCGCGAGCTGCGCGGTCGACAGCGTCTTGATCATGCCGTCCATGAATTTCTGTGCCGCCGCCCGCCCTTCCAACTCTTGCTTATCCGGCCCGCCAAACAAGCCGCGCAAGAGACCGACCGTGGCCCCGATCGCCGCGCCCAGACTCTTCCCGATCGCGGCACCCATCGGTCCCCCAATCGCCATCCCCAACGACTCCCCGATTTGTGATCCGGTGATCATGCCGCCGAGCGTACGAGAGAACGTACTGCCCTCACCTGTGGCCTGTATGAAGCCTGCGGCCATCGTGCCCAACGCCGCCGCCATCTCGAGGATGTTGCGTTTGTAGAATTTGTTTTTCTCGTCGGTTTGCGTGAGGTTCTTCGTCCAGATTTCCTGTGCCTTCCCGACCTGATCGTAGGTTTGGATCAGATTGGCAATCTCTTTGACGATGTCATCAATCGCTTTCTTGCCGGTATGACTGAGCTTCTCGAACGAGTTCGCCAATTCACTAATCGACTTACTCCACTTCTCCGTTGCCGTGGTCTGATGGGTCAGATCCTGACTCTGGATATTTTTGGGCATGGCGATGATCAACTTGCTCAAATCGATATCAGCCAGATTCGATCGGACACCGTGATAGGTCGCCGAAAAGGACACGAGTTCATCAGTAAAGGCGTGTACTGATTGCGCCGCCGCCGAGATATCACGCGGCATCGTCTGGAAGTACCCGATCGTGGTCCGCATCAGCGCGCCGTTCGCATCGAGCGTGGTGCCCCACGTCGAAAACTCTGCCTGTAAGTTTTTGACCGCCGGAGGCACTTTCGGAATCGTATCGAGCAGATCTTGATAATGCTTAACGATCGGCTTTCCGGCCTCGCCCATCAATTTGTATTGATCGATCACCGCTTGGAAGGCTTTGGCGACTTCCTCGTTTGAATGCGCCGTCAACTGTGAGGCGCCTCCGATGCGTCCTAATGCGTCTTCGTACTGCTTCGCCGTCGTCAACACCCCACCGCCGCCCAGTTTCTGGGTCAGCGACTCAACGGACTTCTCATAACGCTCCGCCTCTTCGCGCGCCTTTTTCTGCGCCTCCACCCGCCGATTAATCGAGTCGATCTCTTCTTGGGTCGGCTTGGGGTCGTACGCCGGGGCCTGATACTGCGCGAGATTTTTGCGCAACTGTTCGACCGCCGCGAGCGTTTCGGCCGCACGCTTCTTGTTCGAGGCGATCTCGTCGTCGTGCGCCTGTTTGACCTTCGCCGCTTGTTGCCGCACTTGCTCGGCGAGCATGTCCCCTTCGTGGCCGATCTGCACCGCGTGCGCCTGCGCGTCCTGCATTTCCTTATCCCATGCCGCCGTTTTTCGTTGCACCTCCGCGAACGCGTCGGCCAAATCCGGGTCGAGCTTTTGAGACAGGTCCTCCACATTAGCGCTCAGCCCGGTGATACGCTCGGTCGAGGACGATAACTTCGTCGGGAGCGCCCCCGCCTCTTGGCCAAATCGGATCGTCTCATCAGTCGTGTCCTTCATTTGGGTATAGAGGTAGTAGAGCCCACCGGCCAATGCCGCCGCGCCAAGAATGGCCAGACCAACCGGGGTCGTAAACAGGAACGTCAACGCCCCTTGCACAAGCTGAATCGCTTTGCTGAACAGAGTCATCGCCAGCGCACCGGTCGTGGCGGCAGCAGGCAGCTCGACCCCCAGTAAGGGCAACGCCAACTTGATCGCACCACCGAGCCCGACCCAGAACGTCGCCGCCGCCGTTATCGTCCCCGTCAACAACCCAATGGCAATCGCGGCATTCCGTACCGGCTCGGGCAGATCCACAAAGCCCTTGATCAGAGGATTCAAGACGCTCGCAATAAAATCGCCGAACGCACCTTCGACGTGATGGATCGCCGAGGCCAGTTTGTCGAGGGTGCCGGTAAAGGTCTCGGCCTGCGCAGCCGCTTGACCGCCCATCTTTTCGCCGATCGCATCGAAGACGGCTGCGGCACCTTGTGCCGCGACTTGCGCCTTACTGATCTCAATGCCATAGCGCCGGAGTGGTCCGACATTGCCTTCCATCGCACGACCTACCATGCGCGCGGCGGTTTCCAAATCAATGCGCAAGCCCGCTGCAAGATCGGTGGTGGCTTGCAACGCCTTATCCATCTGCTCCGGCATCACGTTCCCGATCTGGACGAGCAATGCCTCAGATTCGCGGAGCAACGACCCGCTGAAGACGGTCGTGTCGCTGTACTTCTCCGTGAGCTGTTTGTACAGATCGATCACTTCGGGAATCGCTTGACCTTGTGCCCGCAACGCCGTGGTTAACCGGACGGTCGAATCTTCAGCCCGTCGATGCACATCGAGCCATTCGGTGACAATCCCTTTGAGTTCAGAGAACGCACCCTTGGCCGTCGCGAGGGCCGCCGCGAGCCCGGTAATGGTCTGTGCGTAATCTTTGGTGCTCTCCTCCACACGTTTGAACGCAGTCGCCGTCACGTCCAGCAACTCTGGCACCGTCTTGCCCATGAGTTGCAGCTTGTCGACCGCCTCATTGGAAGCACGACCCATTTGCTCGACTTCGGCGGTGGTGAGTTTGAGTTTGGCCGCCGCAATTAAGCCCGCATCACCCAGCCTCGCGATTTCTTCAGCCGTCTTTCCTTCCGATCCAATCTTCTTCAGCGCTTCGGCCATCAACAGCGCTTGCGTGATGACGTTGTTGCCCGAGAACTGATCGCCAAATTGATTGAGACGCCCCTCGACCTGCTTGGTGTAATCCATCAAGCCTTTGAGGGATTGCTCCATCCCACGCACAGCCGAATCGAATTGCGTGAAGTCAGCGAGGAATTTGGCAGAGACAGCCATCGCTCACCCCGAGTCGCGATTGCGCGCTTCCTCGTCGAGCATCTCGACGAGCAGGTTATACGTGTCCGCGTCAAGCGCGAGCACGTCGGTCATCGTCCAGTGCATGATGCGACAGATCGCTAAGTCGGTTCGGACGTGGTCGACGTGCCCGGCGCGTTTTTTTCGGCCTCCCGTTCCGCCGTCATCGCTTTCACGTGTTCGCCGACCGCGTCCGCGATCACCGTGTACCGGTCTTCATCGAGATTGTCGATCGCCGCGAGCTTCTTGCCCGCCGTATCAATCGGCACGCGCTTGCCCTGCGCGTCGGTGAGTGACCAGTCGACCAGATACGCGAGGAGTTCGGCTTTGCCGACCATCTCGAGATTCGGGGTCATGCGTCCATCGGTACGCACTTCCGACACGAGACTGGCCATCGCCTTCCGCGCCTCACCTGCCGTCAACCGCTTTTTGAGTTCGATCCACTGCCCCTCGGGCAGCGGTACTTGGACCGTTTCCGGAGTGACAAACCACGATCGCGCCATGCGCGTCCACCATGACGCCATAACCAGCGCTGCTTAGACGCTGGGTCTCACAGTCGCACCACTGTTGCCGTCAACGTGGTGCCGGAGATCTGCAAATCGGTCACGCTCCACCGCCATTCCACGCGGCCAGCGGGGACCACCGCTGTGAGCGGGCGCTGCGACACCCGATACTCATCGAAGCTGACGATTTGCGCCGTTAAGGTCCCTCCGCCCCCTTCACCGTGAAAACTCCACGGGCCGAACACGACGGCAGGCAAGTAGCTCCATTTGATGGTGCCTGCCTTGCCTGTCGCCGTCACCGCCATCGCTGCCCCAGTCTAGCTATTGCGCGTCCAACTGCCGCGCGCCGAGAACTTCGCGCTCACCTTGACGGCATCCGTATTCGAGGCATCCACGCTCGCCGACAACCACGAGTCTCCACGCCAGTAGTAGCCACTCGAGTTGACAATGTCAGGATAGAGCACGATCTTGCAGCCGGTCGGCGAATCGCACGCGACAAACAACGCATCAAACGTGTCATCCCAGATCCCACTGAACGTGCCTTGGGTATTCTTCAAGCCCTGCACAAACACCTTGTTGGTATCCCCAAAACAGGTGACGTCCACCAGGTCCGTATCCATGTCCAAGGTCCACGCCGACAGCGACACCGTCGCCGCTGGCGTCCCGCTGCCCGTCGTGGACAGCAACACTGATCCACTTTTCCCGTGATGTCGAGCCATCGTGCCCCTCTCGTCCAACGGTGCATGTGCAGCACCGTCACGCAGCAGACGCTAAAAGCGTCTGCACGTCCCCGATGACGAGGGCGGCTCGTTCCACCCACGACGACTCGGCCACACGGGCCGGAAGTTGTGACGCAATCCGGGCGCGACCGGCATCGTCGGCGAGCCACCGCCGTAACAATGCGGTCGCTTCCTCGGCCGTCCGAAACGTCGGCACGAGGTCCCCAAAAATCTCCGTCACTTCGTCACGATGATCGGAGACATGAAACACCCCGAGCGCCGCCAGCTCGTAGGCGCGCGGGTTCAACGATTCCGCGCGCACAATCGGGCTCGAGAACGGACCGAACCCGGTCGAGTTGCGATACAGGTTGATCCCGACCTTGCACCGTCGGTACAACTCAGCGGCGTACTGATTCGTGATTTGCTTGGCGCGAATAGACGCGGCCACCTCGGGTTTTAACTCACGCTTATCCCATGTGCCAAAGAGCCCGAGATTGATGCCCCGCCAATCAATCGCATTGAGCCACGCGATCCGTTCGGGAAACCCCGATCCGACAAACACCACGTCATAGGCGGGCGTGTCAGCAGGAAGCGCCACATCCACGCGATGCCGTTCGGGATGCCATGCATGCGGCAAATACCCGACGCGCGGATTGACCCGTTGAAAATCGGCGAGCGTGACCCGTTCGTTCGTCCAACAGCCATCCACGAGCGACGCCAATTTGAGTTCGCGGTCCATGTCGTACGGCGTTTCCGTAAAGAGCACGGTCACATGCACACCCGCGCGCTTGAGCAACACCACGACATCGGGATGTAAGAGCAAGGCACTGACCACGATCACGGTGTCGACCTGATACCGCAGGGCGCGCTCGAGAATGCCAATACCCGCTTGATACAGGATGTCCGCATTCGTGGGTTTGGGAATCTCGGGATTCACTTTGCGCGCCTGCCGCGCGTTGTAGTTCAACCAGTTTTTCGCGCGCTTGAATTTGACATCGAGGCGATATTCGTAGGTCCGGATCCCGTGTTTGGTCAGGCCGTAATGCAAGCCGTCATACACATCGGCGGTGGCGAAGCTCGCACCCGGATGCACCAGCAACACGCGCTTGCGCCATTGAAAATCGTGCACGACCCGTTCGCCTTTCCACGCGGTGGCATAGATGTCGTGGGTCTCGGAGTTCACGATGATCTGCACATCCTGAAAGGGCCGGAGCCACGCCCGCAACGTATCGGGATAGACGTTGCCGTAATACTCATCGGCACGCAGCGCGAGCCCATCGATCGCGGAATGCGCGGCGCGATCGGGCCCCGCCGCCGTCACGATGAACACGCCCCCATCCGCCAAGTAGTCATAGACGTGCGCGCACAGCTCGGCTCCGGTGGCCGTGTGCTCGAGCACTTCCGTGCACACCACCACGCTGGGCGTCATCAGCGGCGTGTAGACATGGCCGGGCGAGATGACATCCACGCCCGGCCCCGGAGCGAGATCGATCCCGGTGTACGGGCGACCAGCAAAGAGCGGACGCACACTGCCGTTGACATCCCGCGATCCAATTTCGATCACGCCGCCCTCGGGCAGCCCCCGCGCCACCACACTCCGCACGTAGTTGAACGCGGCGCTATGCACTGCTCTCCTCGTACCCACTGACCTCAAACCCCATCTCCCGCAACATGTCGACGAGCTGCCGCGACATGCGCGCTCGGCGGCGCCGGGCAATGACCGGGGTAATCTTCGGCTCGGGCTGTTGAATCTTGCCGCGTCGGGCGCGCCCGTAAAACCGATCCTTGGTGCCCCACTCCATCAAATGCGAGTGCGGCGAGACATTGCGCACGATCCCCATGTAGAGCGTGCCTTTGGGATAGAACGTGCGCACGCCGTTCACGAGATTCCCGGTCCGTGATTGATAGACGTGTTCCAGCTCTTGCCGAATTTCCTGCGCGGCCCCTTCGGTTTCCGTCGTGATAATCGTGCGCGCCGTCTGCTCGATATCCGAGGGGATGCCATGAAACTGTTGCAGGAATTCCGTGAGCCCACTCCACTCGATTTTGATCATGGCGTGAGCACCTCCTCACAAAACAGGATGTGTTCGACATGCTTGGTCTCAACGTCTTGCATGCCACGCACCCAGAGCTGGCGCCCATCCTCGGTGGTCAGCCGCGTGTTGAGCGTCATGTCCGGGTGATAATCCATGTGCACCACGTGAGACACTTTGTTCTCGTCATAGGGCCCCGGTGGGCTCGGCTGAATCGAGACCCACGCCCAATTCGGATCAAGCGTCTTCGGCTCCGGCGGCACGTCCTCGTCCTCCGGTAACGGCTTATCGAGCCACACGAATTGGTTTTTGGCGGCCGCCGCAATGCGTCTCATGCGAGTGCCGGATCCCGATGGCGTTTCAAGAGCGCCATCACCGTGGGCGATAAATAATCGCGATCGGCTTGCGGTGTGTCTTGGTTCGCATCATCCCCGCGCCGCCGATCGAGTTCCCCGAGTTGAATGAGAATCGCCTGCTTGATCGACAGCGGGACCGTGTCCGCCGTCCAGTCTTCCATCGCCGCATTCCACACCGTATCCCGCCGCTGCAAATAGTCGTAGACGATCGCCACCGAGGCGTCGAGTTTGGCTTGGATGTCCGCATTGAGCCGATTGCCCGAGACGCGGAGATGGTCCTTCGCTTCCTCGAGCGTCACGAGATCACTCCGCGCCATGGGCCCTCCGTCGTCGCAGTCGCGGCGGTGGGAGGACGGGATCGCTCGCCACCACGGTCAGATCCGGCAACGCCTCATCCTCAGGCACCACGAACGCGGTGTCGCCGGGACCGAGTGGACAGAGCAACCGCAGGCGCAGCGTGTCCGCCACAGTCTCGACGGTGAGCCGCTGCATCGCCGCTGCACAATGCGCACAGGCCTGCCATCGACCGCAGGGGGTGTCCGTCGACCCGTCGACGAGACACGTCTGGCCAACGTACCCACCCATCACGTTCGCATCCATGCAGCCCCCGAAGATCGTGACTTGCGGGGTGCCCAACGCAGCCGCCGCATGGCACAGGCCGCTTTCGGATCGCACATAACAGGTCGCCGCTGCCACCAACCCGCAGGCCTCACGAAAGGTCGCGTGTTCGTGGTGCGCGCCGGGAATGGGAATGAACGACTCATGATGCACATGCTGCACAAAGGTCAGATCCGGACAGTGCGCCACCAACGCGGCCCAGCGCGCATAGGGCCAGCGAAAGTTCTCGTGCTTGGTGTACGGCTCAATCAGGACGTACGGGCCGTACTGCGCCAGCGCATCGAGCCCCCGCGCGATCTCGCTCGGCGTGAGATAGAGCTTGGCGACATGCTCGCGACAGTGGAAGCGCTGATTAAAGGTCCAGCCGGTCTCTTTCGTAAACGGATAGACGATGTAGGGCCGCGCATTCGGCGCGTTGATAATCTCGCGCACCGGCTCACCACACCGCACTTGATCGGGCGTCGCAATGATCGGATTGCCCTGCCAGATCGGATGCCAACGCGGCGTCCCGACCGCATCACAGATCGTGATGCGCGTCGACGGATTCGCATCGTACAACCGTTGCGCTTGGCCCGCTGCCACGATTTCGTCACCCCAACCGATGGCACACCCCCCGCGCCTCACGCGCCCGTAACCGATATGCAAGTTCAGCCGCCACTTTCATTCGTCAGTCCTCGGTCGGTTCTGGCGGTCTGGGCTGTGGCGAGGGCGGCGACGGCGCCAGTCCCGATCCGGGCGGGATGCCCGGTTCCGTATGCGTGGACGGTGGACTAGGCGCAGAGGGCGCACGGCTCGGCGTCGCATCATCAGTCGGCTCCGACGTCTCGTCGGGCTCGGGCTCAGGCGCGGGCCGATGCGGCTCGTCGCGCTTCGGTACTCGTCGATGGTCAGTCATCACAGTCCTCTCTTATTCAGTCGCGAACGCCGCCGCAAAGCGATACCCGGCGACACGCGCCGAGGTAAACCACTCCGCCGAAAACGCGTCCTGCTGGTGGCCCTCGAGATTCGGTGTGCCGAGCGTGTAGTGCACGATCGCCGCCGTCGGATCCGGCGGGCTCACGCCCACCAGATGATTCCACCGCGCGGGCAGCTCGCCAATCTCGTGCTCACGCAACCATGTAAACGCATGCAGATCCCGGCCCGGCCACGCATTGAGCACCTCTAACGTGAGTTGGCGATTCGAGAGATGCCCGCAGTTGAACAACACGACACTCGACCAGTTTTTGCGGGGATAGGCTTGTTGCACGTGCCCCGCTTTTTTGACGCCTTCTTCTAAGAGCGGCGGATGCTGCACGCACATCACGGCGTATTCCGGTTTGGCGAGCGCGAACAACTCGTTGACGTCGGTCCGAAAGAGCACGTCCCCATCGGTAAAGAGCGCCCAGCCTTGATAATGACAAAGGAACGGCACAAAGAAGCGCGCGATCGCATGACTCGTGCTCATGGGCGCGTCCGAGATCTCATCGAACAATTGCCCATTCGGCAGCGTCGTCGTTGGCCGCGTGTAATGTTGATGCAACGACGTCATCGAGATCCGATCGACCGCGATCAGATTCCGCGAGGCATAGCGATAGAGCGAATATTCGGCCACGTTGCACGCCACCATTTCGTGGGCATCGAAGCCGAGAAAGACACGCCGACCGGGATGGCGATCGCGATTAGGCAGCACGAGTCTCCTCTTCCTCTTGCAGGGCTCGCCATGCCACGCCCCCGAAGATTTCTTGCCATGTCCATTGGTGATTCGCAAGATTCCAGAAGAACGGGTCGCGATCGTCGGGATAGATCGGCGATTCGATCTGCGTCAGGTCGGTGAGGCCCATGCGGCGCGACGCCGCCCACGGCGCGAGCGTGACACATGGCACGCCTGCCACAAGCCCATCGAGCGCCGCCGCACTGCTGAACACCACCACCGCCCACGCATCGGCGAGGTCGTCTTCGATCGGGCGCGCCGTCACCTTCCACCGAATGCGAATCGGCCGGTCCGTCACACGAGCCAGCGTTTCGCGCACCTCAATTAACCAGCGATCGACATTCAGCCCGTGCAACCCAAAATAGGTCGCCGTATTCGGGCAAACCAGAATCGTGCGGCCCGTTTTACGCCATGGCTGCATCGGGCGTTGAAAGAAGATCCACCGATCGGGGCTCGCCGTGCCACGGCCATCGTGTTGATACGCGTTCTTCGTGATACGAAAGAAACGACGCCGACCGAAGTAGCCATGGTCGCCGTAGTAAATGGTCCGCCCCGCCGCTTGCGCGCGACGAATGAGCGGCCACATCGGCGGCGAGGCAAAGAGCGCGAGCGGCCCCTCGAAGAGATAGGTGTACTCGTCCGTAATGGAGCCCTTGCAGCCCTTCGCAAACCCGTAGGCAAATTTGGGCGAGGTCACTTCGCCCGGCACGCAGTACGACACCGGCTTCAACACGTCAGAGCCTCCTCGAGTGACAGGCGGGGGAACGACGCGAGCACGGTGAAGCGCGACGCGTTGATAATGCGCAGGCCAGCGGCACGCGCCGGACCGGCCAATGTGCGAAAGGCGTGCAGGAAAATCGGATAGGGCGATTTGGTGTGGAGCGGATGCGCGCCGAACCAATTCTGCTGCCCACTCGGGCCCGTCCACATATCGAACCCCAGCAAGATCACCGTCGCCGCCCCGGCCAAGTGATAGGCGAGATTCACCGCCTGATACCCCGAGTTGTAGCCGGTGCGCAGGCCGCTCGCATCGAGTTCGAGGCCCTCGGTGCCGGTTGCGCGCAACACCGTAATGCCCCAGTCCTCCCACTGCGTCCGGACCTGATCGACATCTTGTTCAATCGCGTACTTCAGCCCCGCAAAGTCCGTGACGCCGTGATAGAAGCGCCACCACTTGGCATCAGCCGCATAGAGCACCTCCGCCCACGGCGCGAGCTGCACCGCTTCCTTAATGGCAATCACATGCGCCTTGCCCCGACAGGCGTCGACGTCTTCGGGCGTGAGTGACGAACCGCCGCCGAGAATCACGACGCGTTCACCCGGCCAGAGCCGTGCGACACGCGCGGGCGCGAGCGCCGGAAGGGTCGTCATCGTTTCCCCACCGAGACAACCGGCACGCCCGGCGCGTCCTTGCCATCCTTGCCATCGCGCCCACGTTTGACCGTCAACGTCCACGCCTTGGTGCCATCGCCCGGCTTGGTCGTCGTCGGTTCATTGCAGTGCCACATCGAGCCCGCCCACGTCACCCCATCCCCGCGCTCATAGGTCTGCCCCTCAACCCACACGCCGCGATAAATCGCGAACGGGAACGTCACGGTCCCGATGGCCTTGCGCGGCGACCCCAGCGTGACCGAGCGCTCCCCGGTCTGCGTGATCGCGAGGTCCTCAATGGCAATCCCATCGGCGCCGTCGACGCCGTCGCGCCCGGCCGGACCACTGGGGCCAACCGGACCGATCGCCCCGTCATGTCCTTGCGGGCCCACGGGGCCTTGCGGGCCCGGCGGACCGGGAATCGCCGCACGCACCTCCACCGCCGCGATCCGCTCGCGCACCGTACTGACGTCCTTCACGAGGTCCCGCACGGCCATCGTCATATCTGGCATCGTGGTCTCATACGCGCCCATCTTGGCTTCACACGCATCCATGCGTGCTTCACAGTCATCCATCCGCGCCGTGAGCGACGCCATGTCCCCGGCCATCTGCTGCAAGCCACTCTGCAACATCGCGATCTGCGGCGCCTCGTCCCCGACCGCTTTGGTTTCGATGACGGAGAGGCGGCGCTCAAGCGGCGCGAGATCGACCCGCTCGCTCGGCGTTGATAATGGCGGGTGTGTTTCGAGCGCCGCCACGCGCTCGTGCAAATGGGTCAACGTGTCGAGCGCAGTGGACTTGGTTTCGAGCGTGGCCACCTTCACGCGGAGCTGCGCATCACAGGTCGCCTGTGCAACCTTGAGCCCATCAACCACCGCATCGAGCGCCTCAACCCGTTCGGTGAGATCAGGCGGCACGACTGGCAACGCGATCGGCGTTGCGACTTTCGTTTCGAGCGCGATCACTTTGTCGCGCACACCATCGAGCGGCCCAAAGCGTTCCTCGAGTGTGGCCTGCCGCTCGTGCAAGGTCCCGAGACGGCCATCGATCCACGTCAAGCGATCGTGGTAGTCCGGCAGCGGCATGGCAGCTTTGGTCTCGAGGGTGACGAGACGCGCAGGCACATCGGCCCACGGCTCAATCGTCGCTTCGAGGGCCACCACGCGTTCGATGACCGGCGTGAGATCGACCACGGGCACCTCTGGCAGCGGGGGCAACGGGTGCGCCGCTTTCGTTTCGAGCGCAATCACGCGCGCAGGCAGATTGTCCAACGGGTCCAGCGTCGATTCGATCGCAACCAGCCGCTCGATCATCGGCACGAGATCAACCGGCGGCGGCGCTGAGACGGTCGGCGTCGTTTCAATCGCTTTCACGCGCGCATGCAGATCCGCCACAGGTCGCACCGAGGCCTGCGCGATCATCTCGACACTATCAATGCGTCGCTGCACCGTCGCAAACCGATCGCGGAACTCTGTCAGCACAGGCGCGAGCGGATTCGCCATGGCGACTTTGGTCTCGAGCACCACCACGCGATCGCGTAGCTCACTCCACGTCGCGATCCGCTGCTCGGTCCGCGTGAGCCGCTCGACGAGCGGCGCCACGGCGGACTGCACCGTCAACACAATCAATTCCGCGATGGCGTCGTCGGCATCACGCATGACACCCTCTACGATTTCTTCGGCGGGGGCGTGTGCAGGCCCGTACCCGCCGCCTGCTTCTTCACCCCTTCGGATTGCTTGATCCCGAAGCGCATCGCCCACTCCGTTCCGAGATGCAGCACTTCGGTGATCGGCGCGTTGATCCGAATGATTTTCATCTTCGAGTCTCCGAGCGTCCCATCCTCAGCATCCTTGCCGACCACGGCCGCCCAACGGTGATGCCCATCCACGACATAGCTATCGCTTGACACGAAGACTGGCGCATCGGCCGGATCGAACTTCGTCTGCTTCATGATCCCCGCGACCTTTTGCCCAATCAGCTCACGCTGACTCGCTTTGAGCTGGGCGGCGGGCACGGTCTCGGTCTGCGTTTTCATTCCGAGGCCTTTGAGGTACGAAATGAATTCCTGCGAGCCGTCGACAATCGACTTGTCGAACGGGAGGCGCGGTAATTTATCGGCTTCACTCCCCGGTACCGGCTCGCCACCAAACTGCGGCATTTCGATCCGTGAGTAGCCTTTGGGATGCGCGGGGTCAGTGACAATCTGTGCACAAAACAAATTGCTCCCCGACACCGAGACGTTGCAGAGGTCATAGTCGGGCGCCTTCTCGCCTTTGGCTTTCGCGTCGGTCGCCATCTTGGCGAGTTTGTCGATGAGCACATAGGCCGCACGTGCATCCGGGACTTCGACCACCTTGCCATCGAGCACCAACGGAATCGCTTCCTCGACGGTCGCGACCTTAATGGGAATCGGTCGGCCGGTGTCGGGATCGGTCTCTTGTTTCCACGTGACGCCGCTATGGTTCCATCCACCCGGCACCTGAAACGGCGGCATGGCACTCGCACCCCCACCGCCGCCCGTCCCCGCCGCACTCCCGCCGACTTGACCGGGGCGCCCCTCGTGCCCGAAGTTGCCGGAGCCCGCGCCGCCCTTTTCTTCGAGCAACACGAGGCGATAGGCACTGACCCCGCCATCATCGAAGAAGACTTTGGCGATCGTGGCCTGCCCGCGTGAGACCACTGCCCCCGCATCATCGAGATACTTGACAATCCCTTCACGCCCATGCACCGAGACTCGTTGGCGCATCATGATGTCCTCCGAGGTGGCGCGGACTCGCGTGGACTGACCCGATAGAAACTCACACGGCCATCAGCAAATCGCACCTGCGCGAGCGTGGCCTTGTCAGGTGGCACAGGCATGAACCGCTCATCGAGATAGAGCACGACGCCATCTTTGCCGCCGATCGTGATCGGTTGGGGCGTTAGACCTGCCATGACTTCCTCCGACGCTGCAAGCGTTCGTGCACACGCGGACTCCGCGCAATGGCCAACAGGTCATTGCTAAATTTCTCCCAGCGTGCATTCGGGGGATTCAGCCCGTGCCACGCGTCGGCTGGCACCACACGCCGATGCGCATACTCCGCTAAGGTTTCATCGAGCGCCCGTTCAAATCCGTTCGGCCGATTCGCCGCATTCCAATACGCGGTCGAATACGCGGTCAGGTGTCCGTTGTTTTCCAGCGCGGCACGATTGCGCCAGTAGCGACTCTGCTGGTAGTTCACTGACTGATCCGCTTCCTGCTCGGTCTCCATCAGCGAATCCCCGAGATGGCGATAGAACATTGCCGACACGGGATAGCGTTGGTGCACTTCCGCTTGCGTCTCAGGCCGCACAAAGCCACCCGCCGTAAAGAGCCGCTTGTACTCCTCCGGCGGCAAACTCGCGATCTCGTCGTGTTCGGCCTGCTGCGCGCCCAATGCCGCGTCATAAATCGCATGGGACACTTCGTGCGCGGCCACGCCCGCTGTCACATCGATCGAGTCGTCATACGTTTGCTGCACATTCAACTGAATCTCACCGGTCTTCGGGTCGTAGTGCGCCGCCTCTTTGAAGAGTTGATTGCCGACGTGAAACGCGTGGGGCTCCTCATCAACCACCGTGATGCGATCAGGATTCACGTTGAGCGCCTCCGCGACATCTCGCGCCCGCCGCTCCACAATCGATCGGCGTCGCGCCTGCTCGGGATCCGCCGTGGGCTGCCCCCCATCACCCGTCGCACTCCCACCCACTTGACCGGGCCGCCCCGCATGACCGAAATTGCCCGACCCCGGCCCGCCCTTTGTGGGCTGCTTGGGCATGGCCGGTTTCGGCGGCCGTCGATACGCGAGTTCCTCGGCGTCGTTAAGTGTGGTGGGCTTGCGGACAAACGGCTCGCCCTTATCCAGTCGCACAAATTCATCAGGGAGCAGCGCCACTTTTTGCACCGCGTACAGCCGCTGCGCCGGAGGAATGTGTTTGTAGTGGCCCTGCGCGTCGTAATTCTGCCGACCAAAGTTGACCCACGAATTCTGCCCGCGCGTTTCGGTGGTCATCGCCTTGCGCGCCCACGGGGAGAACATCTGCGAGTGCGTGCGCCACGCGTTCTCTTCGCCGCGCGGCCCGAACCCATAACCGCCAGCGGCGTGCCCGAAGTAGTCGTGCACCGCGCGCAATTTGTCGTTCAGCGACAACCCAAACGCATCCGGGTCGGCCAGTGAGGGATGCGGTTCGCCCCCTTGATAAAAGTAGAGATGCCGGTTCGTGCGCACATCCGCGACCATCTCTTTCGAGTTCGCGTACGGTTGCCCCTCACGCGTCCATGGCTCGAACGTCATCCCGCGCGCCCGCGCGAAATCCCACTGCGCTTGAATCTCACGACCGAGCGCATCATAGGCACGTCGCACATCGGGATTCGCACGGTCATCAACCGGGAGCGCATCGTACGCATCCGCGATACGTCCCGCGCGGGGTTGATCGACCTCGACGTAACCGTGGGTAATGGGAGGGAAACCGTTGGCCGTCGCGTACGCGGCAGCGTCCTGTTGCACCTGTGGCGTGACACCCATCGGGCCACCGACCCCGCTTGTCGGAGGTTCGATCAGCCCGACCGCAGTCGACGAGCCGCCGCTACTGGGGGCGCTACCGCCGATTCGCCCCGGACGTCCTTCGTGGCCGAAGTTCCCGGAGCCGGGTCCGCCTTTTACGGTTGGATGGATTGATACAGTTTGCGCGCGGCGGCGACTTCGTCGGCGGTGGGCTCGCGACCCGTGAGACGACGGGCCAATTCGAGTAGGTCCTCGAATGAGATGAGCCCTTTGTCGGGGCCTGCCAAATACAGGATGGGTTTTTGCGCCTTCGCCATGGACCGGCATCTCCTTTATAGCAACAGACTCGCCTTTCGCCAAATCGAAGTACGCGAGCTGCTTGGCCGCGCGCCCGAGCCGCTCCGCTTCCGCAGGCGTGTCGACCACTGTCGACACGTCGAGATAGGCCATACCATCATCAGGATTGTGCCAGCCCCCGAGATACTTGCCCGGCTGTCGCAAGAGATCCGCGTTGTCCTTGACATACTGCGCAATGGTGACCGCCGTCACGTCGCGCACCGGCAGCACCCGTTCGCGATCCTTGTGTATCGACAGCGCATACCCGGTCCGTTGCAGCGTCTTGGTAATCGGGTTGTAGGTGAACCCGCCATCCGCCTGCCGAATCGCCTCGAGAATCGCGGGATGCGGTCCGCTCGTCGAAACCGGCGGTGGCGGTGGTGGCGCCGCCCCACTCCCCGGAGTGCTCCCGCCCACCTGTCCGGGCCGACCCGCATGACCAAAATTGCCAGAGCCCGCACCCCCTTTGTGCACGGGATAGAACTTGGTCTCGCCGTCCAGAAAAAAGACTTTGGCCTGCGTCGCGCGATCCAGCGACACATGCCGATCGCCGTCGAGAAACATCACGACGCCATCACGCCCGTCGATGGTGATGCGACGCAACGTCACGACGCCACGCCCTCCGGAGGTTCTTTGGTCTGCGAAAAGAACGGAATCGCTTTGTCGAGCGCAAAGGTCGCATCCATCAGACGATCGACACGACCCATCTCACGCCGCTTGACCGTGGTGTGCGTGATGAGCGTCTCTTTGAGGTGCACGACCCGCACCGATTTCTTGCTGCCCCGCCGCTTGAAGTACGCGAAGGTATTGCGCATCGCCACTTGGCCTTCGCCCACCGCCGCGCCCACGCGGCCGAGTGTCTCGTTCTGCGTTCCCGCCGCGCGAATGTCGCCGACCGCATAGACCCCCGGCATCGAGGTATGGAGATCCGTATCGACCTTCACGCGGCCGTTCTCGCGCGCAATCGTCGACGGCAACCAGTCAGTCGCCGGAGAGCTGCCGACAAAAATCCCGAGCGCCTTCGCAGACACCGTGCGCCCGCTCTTCAGCGTGACGGATTCGGCGTGCCCGGTCGCGTTGGTATTGAGGGACGCAATCTCGTCGCCTTCGACCACGGTGATCTTCGGATGCGTGCGCAGTTGATTCACCTGATACGCACTCATCCCTTTCTCGATCGGAGAGCGCGAGACCAGCGTGACACGGTCCGCCGTTTTCGCCGCCGCGAGCGCAGCCTGCGACGCGCCATTCGATCCACCGATGATGACCGCCGATCCGCCCGCACTTTGTGCCGCCACTTGACGCCCGTCCATGTAGGTCACGCTGGGCGAGTCACTGCCGGGAAACGTGATCGTCCGCGCTTCCAACCCGCCCGCGAGCACCACCGCCCGCGTCTGAATCGTCTCGCCATTTGATAATGTGAGCGTTTTCAGATCGGTGGTTGGGTCGTGGGTGATATCCGTAACCCGCACACCGAGCTTGGTGTCGGCGCCGCAACGCTGCGCCTGCTCCAATAAATCGTTGGCGAGCTTGGGGCCACTCACGCCATTCGGAAATCCCGCAAAGTTCTCGATACGGCTCGAGTATTTCGCTTGTCCGCCGACTTCCGTATTCGCATCAATCAGCAACGTATCGAGCCCCTCGACCCCACCATTAATCGCCGCCGACAACCCGCCGGGCCCGGCCCCGACGATCACGACATCACGTGGCCCACCGGGCATCCCGATCCCCTCAATCCCACCGGGGTCCGCATTCAGGCGATACATCTGCTTCACGAGGGCTTTCATCTGATCGAGTTTGGCTTTGGCCTCCGGCGCATCGGCGTTGTCGACGTAATCGAGCAATTGATTGTTGAGGACCGCCCACTGCGCCCGCAGCTCCTTGTACGTCGCTTGATCGCGCGCAATCTCTTCCGCCGTCGCCGTCGTGCCCGACGGCGCCGCACTGGCAGGCGGTTCCGCCGTGGCCGTCCCCCCACCGCCCTCCCGAGGTTTGCTGCCCCCACGCCCTTCGCCGGGCCGCCCTTCATGCCCATAGAACCCTGAGCCCGGTCCACCTTTCTCGAGGGGCGTGACGTGATAGAGGCCGACCCCGCCGTCATCAAAGAACACTTTGGCAAACGAGGCCTGCGCCCGCGAGACGGGCGTCATCGTGTCGTCGAGATACTTAACGACCCCTTCACGGCCATACATCGAGATGCGTGGCCTCATGGTTTCTTCGGCGCACGTTTCGGTCTCGACGACGGTTTGCGTCGCGACACGTGATCGGCCGGATAATTCGTCAACCAATGCGGCTGCCCGCGATCGACAGCTTGTAGGTCAATGAGAATCGGCGTGGTCTTGCCCGGCTTCGGCGCCGCCGCGCGATGCCACTTCGCCGCCGCGACCGGCGTGCCCATCGGCACCTGATCAAAGTCCGGCGCTTTGTTCCGCCACAAATCCCACTCCCAGCGATCGCGCGATCCGGTCAACACCGCCTCGTGTTCGTTGTGCAAGTTCTGCCCAAACACCGGAATGGAAATCACCGAGGTACGCGGCACATGGAAGCGCAGCACCACGCGTTCCGACTTCGCCGGAATGTACTTGCCTGCCCCTTGCCATGCGTTCGGGATATCTCGATCTGCCGACGTGGATTGCGCCCCCGAGCGTTGCAATTTGACCTCTGGCAACCGCACATATTCGCCATAGGACCCGACCGTCTCTTGCTTCGAGGCCTCGATGGTCGCGGTGGGAATCATAATGGCGCGATAGACGTTCACGGTGTCTTGCCCCGCACGGTCCAGCACAAACTGCGTCGTCTCCCACTGCGCCCGCACATATGCACGGAGCGGCGCCATCCCACCGACTGCATCCGCCCCCTCGAGCGCTCGCGTATGTTCCTCGGCCGTCATCCGATGATTGCCGTCGAGTTCTTCCGCTGCCGCCAGTTGCAACGCAAGACCAACGTCACTCGTCGACGAACCTTTCCATGCATCCCACACTTCACCGGCAAGCGCCTTCCCATCCACCTGCCCCAGATGCCGTTCCTCCGCGAGCTGATTGAACCGCAGGTCGGCCAGCGTGCGAGCCATGGCGCGGGTCTTGTCGTAATCGGTCCCGCCGCTATCGGTCACATCCAATCCGGTCACCCAGCGATCGGGCGGCGTTTGAATCGGCTCACTCTTGAATTGTTTGCTGCCACTCCCGGTCTCAATGATGTTTTCGTCGACCCCATAGGAGTACTTCTCGCTATCAGACATGTTGTTCCACTGTGCACTGACGTATTCGCTTTCCGCCTCACTCTCCATCTCCTGATACCCGCTGTCCTCATAGCGGTTATCGAACGCCTCCTGAAACGTCTCGTCGTAGTGCTCGTTCCAGCTCTTGTTCACATACGCCTTTTGATCGGCAGTCAGCTCCCGTCCATCGACCCAGCGCAACGCGTCCAGATCGCTGATCATCGCGCCCTCGCCATCGTCGGTCCCCACTTCGATCGACTGCGGATCAAGACGCGGATACAAGCGCACTTCCCCGCCTTCGGGATCGAGCGGTAACGTCGCCACCGACGAAAACTCTTTCGAGACATCTGTGAGGACCGCTGCCTCGGTGTCGGTGATAATCTCGTCATTGTTGCGACGGAGATCATCCTCGAACGTCTTATCGATATCGCTGGTATCGAGGTTGCTTAACGCATCCTCGTAGGCACCCTGAGACCAACTCTCATAGACCTGATCTTGGACGTTGCTTTTGAGGTTCTCCCACGAACCCGAGTCTCCGTCCTCCTCGTCATCATGTGATGGGACATACCGCGTTTGTTTGACCGCGTCATCGACGAGCGCCGCCACTTTGGTAATCCCTTGCTCCGCCTCCGTTTTCAATTGTGCGGTCGATTGCGGCTCGAGGGTGCCGGACCCACTGCCCGGATCACTGCCCCCAATTTGTCCTTCACGAGACGTGCTGGTGTGGCCGTAGTTGCCGCTCGTCGCACTCCCCTTCAGCACGAACCCGGCCCGCTGCGCTTTCATGCGCACCAACCGCGCAATCTTCGCGGGGTTCGGCGCCGTCTCCGCAGGCGGCGTGCGCTGCGCGCCATTCGACGCGCTGCTCGACGAGCCAGTTTGTGGGGGCGGCGACATACTGCCGTCGTTGCTCAGCGTGGGAGCCTTGGTCGGCGGCGCGGGCTGTTGTAGATCGCGTTCGTTGAGCGCCTTGAGCGAGTAGTACTGCTGCTGCATGTACGGCGTATCGCCACCTGCCGTCGGCGGCAGCGCGAAGTACCGTTTGCGCGCCTCGTTCGGCGCCATGCCACCCGAGCTGATCGCTTCCGACGCCGCCTTGGTCTTCGTGGCGGTGTCCATGTAGATCAAGTCGTTGATGTCGAATTCGGTCCCGTACTGCACGCCGCTGACACGGTCCGGGGCGAGGCCGAGCCCTTCATCGAGCGAACGCTCGAGATTGTTCAGCAGACTTTGAATGCACTGCGAGTAATAGACCTGCAACAACGGCTCGACATGCGCGTACGGCGGCGGCGGGCCAATCCCCACCATGTAGGACGGCACATGAAACGCGGTGCAAATGGTTTCCCCGGTCCACTTCAACTGATTAATCAGATCCGCATCAACCGCATTCACCGTCATGCCTTCGTACTTCAGCCCATCGCCGAGCACCGCGACTTTGCCGACGTTATCGCCGGTATAGTTCGCATCCCAGTACGCCTTGAGCCGATCGGCGGTCTCTTGACTAATCGCGCCCGGCGCAGTGAGCACACCACCGGGACTCGAACCATTGGCAAAAAACTTCTGCGAGTTGTTCTGAATCGCAAGGCCTTGCAACGCCGGAATCGCACACGCGTAAATCGGCGACACGCCGCAGAGCGGATGGTAGAGACACACCATCGTGTCGTGGATAATCTCGCTCGCCGGAACCGCCATGCGCCCTTCGGGCAACCCCGAGAGATCGTCGCGTTGTAGCTCGTAATAGACCGAACCATCGGTCGCCACCAACGGCACCACGCGCAAGGGATCGAGCACATAGAGCGCCGTAACCACGCCGCGCTGATCGCGCTGCTTGAGCACATAGGTATTGCCCGCGATCAACTTCGACGTAATCCACTGCTCGATGAATTTGGTAATCGTCTGATAGCGATTCGGCTTCCGCAGGACCGGCGAGTACGCCGGGTTCTCGGTCTCAATCCAAATGCCGTTCGGATCTTTGTAGACCAGCCGCAGCGTCAGCTTTCCGATATCGGCCGCAATCAACGTGACACAGGCAAAGACCGGCGCATAAATGAGAATCGATTCCGCGCGCAGCTCCTGATTGCTTTGCCACGCCCCGATGAAGGGCTCGCGCACAATCGGCCACCACCAATTGCGAGAGGGCTGCGTCAGCGTGGGGCGGATGGATTTCTCGAGCGCGGTCGTCGATCGTGTACGCGTGATGGTAAAGCCGAGGATGTTCACGGCACTCGGCGCGCCTTCCGCACAATCGGGGACGGGGGCGTGCGCGTCGGAGGCCGGGTCGGTCTCGGCATGGGCGGCGGCGGCGCAGGGGCCACCGCTGGAGGCGGCGGTGTCTCCGGCATCACGGGCCCCGGTCTGTCGTCGTCGTCCTCGTCGATGGGGTCCGGTTCCCGATAGGAATGGGGCGCCTCGATCGGCGGCTCGTGCATCGGGACCGGCGTCGACTCCGGCGCAGGTGGTGCGCTCAGCACACCCGGCGTCGCCGCGATCGGGTCCGAGGACGGAGCCGCCGATCGAATCGCACGCGGCGGCGCACTGTCCCGTTGGGCATAGCCGATGATCTCGATGGTCTCGACCATATCGCTATCAGCGAGATAGAAATCGCCCTCCTCGATCGAGCGACCCTTGTAGGTGTGCCACCGCTTGGCCTTCATCCAGACTGAGGGTTCATGTCCCATGAGCGATACCGTGCGGGGACGACGGGCCCCACCACATCGTCCCCGCTTCTCGAAGGTGGATCCCGACCATCCCCCTTGAGTTCACCGCGCGCTAGACGTAGGTCGCAGTCGTATAGACGACCGCCGTCGTCCGCGCCCGCTTCCAGTTGATATAGCGCTCGGCCCGCAGGCCAATCAGATTCGCCTGCCACAAACTGACATAGACACTCGAGGCGGTAATCGGCGACGTAGGCACCGTGTTCATCTCCACGGTGGCCTCGCGGCTCACGTCGATGTTCACGCCGCCATCATCCGCAAACAGAATCGACGGCGCGTGCACGAGCGCCACCGTGTTCGCGGCGACCTGACTCGTCACCGCCTGCACACCCAAGATGGTTCCCCCCTTCGCCGACATCTGCGGGTTCACCGGCACGCCGTTGGTCGTCAGGGCCGTCGAGAGGGCAAACGCATTCGCCTCCGACATCACGAACACGCACTGCGAAATCGGATAGTTCGCCGCCGTCATCAGCGCGATGGCTTTCTTCAGATCGGTGCGCGCGTTGTCGCCCGAGGTGCCTGCCGTGCCGAAGCCGTTCGCGCCATTGGTAATCGACGCGGGCGAGACATTGGTCACCGCTGCCACCGTCGGATCGATGAATTGCTGATCGAGGTACTGCGCCATGCCCGCGATCATGTCCGCGCGCACGACCGCTTCCGCCGACGGATTCGAGATCTTGGCGAGTTCCTCCGAGATCACGATGATGCCTGCCGCCTTGGTAATCCCAAGGTTGGCGCTCTGAAACTGGAGCTGGCCTACCGGCTTCGGGGCTTGCTCTCCCACCCAGTTGTAGGTCCCACCGCCGGTCTGAATCGGCACGCTGATATTGAACGGCACGCGTTTGAGGCCGGGAATTTTCCCGATGATCGTTTCGGGCCGGAGCAGCTCGAGAAATTCGTCCTGCATCGGCCGCTGAATCGCAAGGGGCGCCGCCCATGCGGGTTCCGCGATCGTCCCCGGATTGACCGCCGCCTTGAGCGCGAGCGCGACATCGGGCGTCTCTTCCATCCACTGCTTGTTCTGCTCGACATAGCGAATCGCGTCAGAGATCGAGTTTTTGCCGACAATCTTCGCCATGACAAAGCGCGTGAACGCGGTGCCCTTCGGAACCTGCGTCTTGACCGACACGACACTGGTCACGCCGCCGCGCAACTCAGACGCGCTCAGGGCATCAGTCGTCTTCGTGATGGGCGTGGCCATCATGACGTTCGCCTTCTCGAGATCGCGCAAGCGCACGAGATGCGCATCCACCGACCGCACTTCACTCATCAACGTGTCGTATTCCTCGGTCTGCGCCTCGTCGAGGGTGACCCCGCTGTCGGCGGCTTTGGTCATCAGCTCGTTCATGCGCGTCGCCTTCGCGGCACGCGTATTGGTGAACGCGGTGATCTGTTCAGGAATCGTATTCGCCATAGCGGGCGCTGCTTTCTCAGCGCGAACAACAGGAAGAGGGCCCGCAGCGCCGGGCCGAGATGACCGATGGCCCATCGCGGCCAGATCGAGCGACTTGATCACGGACAGCGTCGCCTCTTGATTCGCAGGCACCGTCACGAGACTCAGCTCGAGAATTTCTGTTTTAAGGAACCGCATGCCGCCCGATTTGAGCGGTTCGATCGCGCCGTCGAGCACGCGAAACCCGATGCTCACGCCGCGAATCAATTTGTTGACAATCGAGACCCACGCACGATCGACTTCGTCTTTGACCGGGCCCGGATCGAGAATGGTCGGCAGCTCGGCTTCGAATTCGATGCCCTGCTTGGTCGGCCGCTTGAAGGTCGCCACACCGACCGGCGTGTCCTTGCGATGATGCAGGAGCAGCGGCAGCTCAGCGGGGAAACTCGCGCCGAGCGGTTCGACAATGTCGCCATCGCGATCCGGCGTCGGCGTGGTCGCGATGCCTTTAATCTTGCGCGCGTTGACGTCGACCGCTTTGAGAATCAGCGGCGCCCAGACCCGCTTGAGATCGAGCGTGGCCGGATCGATCCCGTGCTCGATGGCGTGCATGATTGCGGCGCAGTACGCCTCGGGATCGTCCTTGTCGGAGTTCTCCCGGACACAGTGTGCGAAGTCGGAATAGGGCCCAAAGGGCATCGGTGGGATTCGATGCTAGGGCCGTCGCCCCCACCCGCAGGCTAAAAGGTACAAAACCCTCCGCCTGTCCAGCCCCCCCCCGCCCCGCGATTCGCGATTGACCGGTATACCTAACACTCGGTAAACTGGTCGGGCAACCCACTGTCGCTGTCCCCCCACGGAGACCTATGAAGCTCAAACCGTTTACCGTCACCACGACTCGTCATCTCAAAGGCTTGGAATGCTTGCGCTGCGGCCATCGCTGGGTGCCTCGCATCTCGACCGCCGAAGTCCGCATCTGCCCCAAGTGCAAGTCGGCATGGTGGAACAAGGCCAAAACCGCCACGAAATAGGCCGGGTTTCGAGGGCTTGACACCTTACCTTGTTTTAGGTATACTTATCTCTAGGTAAGGCGCGACACGAACAACGGCGGGAGCGGCAAGCAACCCTCGGTCGAGTGGCCGAGACCCGGAGAGGCGGCGAGATGACCGCCAGCGACAAGCCCGCCGGAGCAACACCGACAGCCGGTCTTTGACAACTACATAGCGGAGACCTTCCGGGGAATCCCGGTGCCGAGGCCGACTGACTGAGACAGCCGGACCGGACAGCACCAGCGAACCGCTGCGGCGGTGGGACGACCCTCGGAGCCAAGTCAACGCAGACCGAAACGACACGAAACACGGCCCGTCTACGGGCGTGCCTTGCGTCGGTACTCGCGCAAGTGAGTACCGAGCGGAGGGCATGAATGGACCCCAACGCCAATTTGAAAGAGCAGGATCGCCTGCTGAAGCAGTACGACCGGAACCGCCGCACACGACACGTCTGGATGCGCGAGCACTACGCGCGTCTGACCGAGCTGCGCGAGGCGCTCGCGAGCTGGCTCGATAACGGCGGCTTCGAACCGGATTGGACGCTGGCCCCGCGCGCCGCGTCCTTCTACGGAAAGTGAGGCGGCAATGACCACCCTGAAGCTCAAAACAACCTACGTCCATCGGCAGACCGGACACCGGCTGCACCCCTACGCGTACGACCGCCGCGCTGGACAGGTCAATGAACGCGTGCTCGCGCACAACTTCACCACCGGCTACGACGAAACGTGGTCAACGCGGCTGTTTCTGGCTGAGCACGATAAGGAGACGCGATGAAAATCGGGCGCGACACCAACTCACTCACGAACTACCTGATGTCCGGCACGAAGGGTCAGCCCACGCCCACGGTGGGCATGGGCGTGACCATCCTGCACTGGACCGACCGCTCGGCAGGCACGATTACGCGCGTCTCACCGAGCGGCAAAACGTTCTGGTGGAAACCGGACACCGCCATCCGCACCGACAGCAACGGGATGAGCGACATGCAGGAATACCGGTACGAGCCGAATCCTGACGCGACCGAATCCCGCGCCACGCTGACGAAGTCGGGCGCATGGAAAAGCGACGGCTATCAGCTTCGCCTCGGCGACCGCCGCGCGTATCACGACTACACGTTCTGAACGGAGACCCCATGTCAGCCCCGCGCATCGCACGCATCGTCGACGACTTCCTGCGCTCGCGCTTCTATGACAATTCGCGCTTTGGTGTCAGCAACGACGACTGGCTCGATGACCCGGAGCGGATGCAGCGCATCACCGACGCGGCCGAGAACGGCGCCGACGGCAGCACACACCGCGAAGTTATCGAGGATATGCGCCGCATCTTCCGCGATTACCTGCGCGTTGGCGTGACGCACAACCCGAAGCGCCGCTCGTTCGCCGAGCACCCGTCGCGCGTCGAAGACGCGGTCATGGCGCACTTCGATGATCTCGAAACGTGGCACGAGCAGAACGGCTCGGCCGATCAGGAGATTGGCTAACGGAGGCCCCATGAAACGACGCCGAACGATCGAGCTTATCGCACTTGTTGAGGAAGTGAACCGCCGCAACCGCGAATCCACGGTGAGCGCTAACGTCCGGCAAGGGTGGAATTCGCTACTCGAAGCAGCCTTGATGGCTCGCAATGCGTACGCGGGCTTCGGGTACTACGACGCGTCCCAGCTTGCTGAGGGAATGTCGCCGGGTATTCGCACTGACGCCGAGGGCAATAACACGTTCCCCGATGAGACGCGCCGCTTCTACTATGTCGCGCGCTGACAATCCGCGCTGACAATCCGGAGACCTCAATGACAACCACACTGACCCCCGGTACGCGCGTGCGCCTGTCCGACTACGCCACGCGCCGCTACTGGGACGATTACCAGAAGACGGGCCGCACCGCGTACCGCAAAGCCTATGACCGCGAACGGGCGCGCCTCGGCACCATCATCGAACCCGACCCGGTCTACACGCGCCTCGGCGGCAGCGTGTCTGTGCAGTGGGACGACGGCTCGACATCGCACTGCCTCACCTACATGGTCGAAGCCGTGACCTGCCCGCACTGCGCGGGCCCAGTCCCGCGCGGGTATCACACGTGCGGGAAGTCGGAGTGCCAAGAGGCCGACTATCACGCGAACGTCGCGCGCAACAAGAAAGGATCGAAACGATGAACCCCAAGCTCCGCTCCCCGCTGCCGACCGAGGCTGACGGTACCCGCTGGCAGATGTACGACGAATTCTCCAAGCGCCTCGCGACCCTCGCGCGCGAGCACGGCAACGTCTTCACTGACGACGCGCTCAACGCGTGCGCCGCTGACCTCACGGAGATGTACTTCGAGGGCGATTACGCCTTCGTCAGCTCGTGCATCAGTGAGTGGCTCCGCCGCATCGGTGGCTGGGACAACCTCGTGAAAGAGGGCGGCTATGCCGCCTGTCAGGTGCTCCGGTTCTACCGCGCGTAGGCCGGTGCCTTGCGTCGGTACTCGCGCAAGTGAGTACCGAGCGGAGGGCAGCAATGACCGCGCAGAGACTACGAACCCTTGAACGACAGACGCGCGCACTACTGGCGCGCCTTGGCCGCGCCTCGGAAGACCACGACTCGATGCGCCTCTCGTTGGCGCTCGGTCACGTCGCGAAGGCGGCGGACGAACTTCGTGAGGCGGCACTCGTCGCCGAGATTCGCGCCCGCCTCGATCGATAGGGAGTGACACATGACCTCACAGGAAATGAGCGCACGTCTCGAAAGCCCGCACGCCCAGACGTTTCAGGCGACGTTGACCGCGCAGTACCGCGAGCTGTTCGCGAGTGACCCGGAGTACGCGTACGCCGCCGGGCGCACGACCCCCGACGCACTCGCGGAAAAGATGACCATCGGGCTGATCACCGGCTCGGCGAACAAGGACGGCAGCGGCATCAAACGCACGTGCAAAGCGCTCGGCATCGCCTGCACCTACAAAGCAATTCGCGCGTACCTCAGTTGGTAACGGAAAGAGAGACCCCACAATGGCAACCAAGAAATCGACGTGGCGCGTTGGCTTCATGATTCCGAAAGAGCTGCTCGTACCGGAGAAGCACGTCATCACGAACCGCGCCGCATGGAGCATCACCCTGCGCCCGGTCATCGTCGGCAATCACCCGCGCGTCTACGACGAGCAGACCGAGAACCCCGGCAAGATCACGAACCCGAGCGACTCGTCCGGCGACTATCACGGTTTGTTCCTCAACGGCTTCGAGATCTACGCGTACGCGCAGCGCGAGGATAACGGCACCGCGAACATCTGGCATTACGAGTACCGCTTCGACGTCTTCAAGGTCGACCGCGACAACGTGCATCGACTGGCCAAGACGATCGCGACCATCGACCGCCGGATGGAAAAAATCGGCGAGCGCGACGGCATCGTGCGCGACTTCGTCGACTTCGTCCGTCGCATCGGCGAAGCGATCAAGGTCGAGACCTTCGTGCGCCCCACGACGGATCACGGCTGGAGCTACGCCGAGAATTCGCACGACTTCCTGACCACCGGACAGGGCCTCACGCACCTGTCGTACACCATCAGCAAGTGGAAGGCCTCGGTTGAAAATCCGCAGGCCGACCACGCCAGTGCATAGGAGGACTGCATGACACACGAGCAGGCCCGGACGATGCGCGCACTGCTGGAAGCCACGCGCCCGTACTTGCCAGTCGACCGCCATCCGGAATCGCTGGCGTCGCGCGTGACCGCCTTGCTCGCCGACGTCGACGCCGCCGAGGCACCGACGCCACGACAGGAACCATCGACCAACACGACCACGGGCCGCGCGGTGACGCGGCCCAACTGGGGGGAGTACACCGAGCCATGACCATCCAAGACGACCGCACACCGGACCAGAAAGCCACGCATCACGTGCTGGTACTCGGCACCGACTCGTTCCTGTCGGGCTGGGGCGGCGCGCGAGGCGGCGCGAGCTACGCCGCATGGGCCTGCACGCCGCAGGATGCCGACCGCGTCTACGCGTGGGTCAGCGGACGCAGCGACATGAAGCGCGTGCGTGTCGTCGGCAACGGCTATCGCCCCGGCCGCCACTGCGCCCACTTGCACATCTACGTCGTCGACGACGGCCATCGCGCCTTGGAGGCCTGAGCCCATGGACAACAAACAGCGGAAGGTCCACGGCCGCTTCGTCATCGTGCTCCACCGCGACGAGACCGGGCCCACCTATCTCGGCCAGCTTGATCTCGGACGGCAAGGGGTCCGGCGCCTTGACAATGCCATCCGCTACAAGACACGCGGACGCGCCCTCCGGATCGCCGCCGAGTACGGCGCCACCGTCGAACCCATCGCCTGAGGCGGAGCCACAACACGCGACTTGACTTCCTTACCTATATTTAGGTATACTTATCTGTGGGTAGGGAGCCCACGACGACCATGACGACCACCAACGAGCTGACTCTGACCGACTTTCTGACCACCCACGGCGTGACGATGTCCGTCGAGCGGACCGACCACAACCCGCACATGGACGACGCCGACCGCGACATGACGCACTGGAAGGTCACGCTGCACGCCGGACGCCGCCGGATGACGGTGGTGTTCTCGATGGGCTCCGGCTTTATGGGCAAGCGCCCCGAGCTGGCGGACGTCGTCGATACGCTCGCGTCGGACGCGGCAGGCCTCGAGAACGCGCCCGACTTCGAGCAGTGGGCCGCCGAGTACGGCTACGACACCGACAGCCGGACAGCGGAGCGCACGTGGAAAGCCACCACGCGTCAGTCCGAGCAACTCAAGCGCCTGCTCGGCGACGAAGCGTTCCAGACCCTGCTCTGGGAAACCGCGCGCCTGTAATCGAATTGTGACTGGGAGGACAACGTGAGCAACGCCAACACCAAGAAGATTGCCGACCTGAACGACCTCGCCCGCACCGCCATGGGCGTGGCCAGCACCCTCGTGCAGACCGCTGGCATCGCCACCCTCGACGGCTACGTGCAGTCTGCGATTCGCGAGAAGGTCGAGACCTTCGACGCCTTCACGCCCGACAACGACCCCTACGGGGAGCACGACTTCGGCGCCTTCGACCACGACGGCGTCGGCAAGGTGTTCTGGAAGATCGACTACTACAACCGCACGCTCGACGGCGGCAGCGAGGACCCGAGCGACCCCCGCGTGACTACGCGCGTCCTGACCATCATGCGCGCCGAAGAGTACTGAGCCATGACAATGAAGACGACACACACACCGGGACCGTGGCGCCTGCTTGGCACTCGAGGAAACGAACAGCGCACGATCGTTGCGGACAAAGGGTTCCCAGTACTTTCGTCGCTCGGACTTGAACAGTCCGACTACATTTCAGAAGCGCAAGCGGACGCCAACGCGCGCCTGATCGCCGCCGCCCCAGAGATGCACAACGAACTTCTCGGCACAGCAACAGCCTGCGAGCAATTCGCCACGAACCCAGATGTACCGAAACCAGTGCGAGATGCGATGTGGCAGACCGCTAAACAATCCCGCGCCTTGCTCGCGCGCATCGACGGAACCATCAGACGATGACCACGAAGAAGACCCCACCGCCGCCACCGACACGGTTCATTCCCGGCCGCGCCCGTGACAATCGACAACCGAATCACTGGTGTGTGTTCGATCGCCAGACGGGTGTCGGGTACGGCGCGGCCTTCACCGGCCTCACGGCGAAGCATGAGTGCCAAGCCCTGTGCGACGCACTGAACGCGCACCCTGACGTCTGGAGACTCACTTGAAAAAGACGCAGCCGTGTCCGCATCCCCCGCATCGCCTCTATACATGGTTCGCCTATGACGGCACGCTCGTCATTGCGTGCTGCCAGTGCGGCACCGTCCTGAAAGGAGCTGCATGAACCGCAACGCGCTCGTCGGCAAGACCGTCGCCCGCATACATCAATCGCGCTTCGAGATGACCTCCGGCAACAAAGTGTGGAGCCTCGATGCGATCGAATTCACCGATGGCAGCTTCCTGCAATTCGGCACCATCGAAGGCGAAGCCGATTACGGCACGATCGGGATCTACCCGGCCCGCCCACCTAAGAAGAGGACCACATGATTCTCCGAGGCGGCACCAAACCCGTTCCGTTCATCGCGTCGATTGACGCCACCATCGGCAAGGAATATCCGGCAGACGACCTCGTCGAGCAGCGAATCGCGAGAGCCCTCGACGACGTCGAGGGCGTCATCTACCTCGCGGACGGGTATTGGCGCGCTGTCCCGCTCTGGAACGAGACCACCGTGCAGCTTGAGGGCATCCGTCTGATCAACCCGGATCGTACGCGCGCGGAATGCGCCATCGTCGAACAGGCGATTGCGATTCTGCACCACTGGGAGTACCGCCCATGACGAATATCCTCGACCGCATTGAGTACTGGCACGTGAATCAAGACGGCCTCCCCATTCCGCAGATGGGGCCCATGAAAGAACGACTGGATTTTGTGCGGCCCACGCGTGACGGCAGCCTCCGCCATGTCGTCGTCACCTATGCCCGATACCGCACGGGAGTACCACCCGCATGGTTCGGTCCCTATGCCTCGAAGGCAGACGCCGAGCGCGCCATCAAACGGAGTCGTCTCGACCACGAAGCCGCACACGGCACATAAACACCCGATTTGACTTCTTACCTATCTTCAGGTATACTTATAATTCGGTAAGGAGCCGACCACGCATGACGACTGAGACCCGACACGCACAACCGAATCCGACGCCGCTGCCGACCGACCCGTTCGATCTCGCCTTGTCGAATCTGATTGGTTTGCCGAATGGCGCGCACACGCAACCCGCGATCAAACAGGCGCAAGACTTTTACGGCAACGTGACGCAGTACATCACGCAGACCGTGCGGCATGACAAAGGCGACACCGTCTTTCTGACGGTCGTCACTGCCAACGGGCAGCCCGGCCGCTTCATTCTGCCGCCGGAGATTCTCGCGTTGATTGACCGTCAGCGCGGCGCCGTCGCGACCACGGTCAAACGCCGCCATGGCAAACGCCTCGCGGCCGAGCGTAAAGCGGCCGGGCATGTCCCGAGCTTCACGCCCGAGCAGCGCGCCAAAGGCCTCGCCACGCGCAAGCGCAAGGCGGCCGCCCGCCAACGACGCGCCGCAAAGTGAAGTGATGGGGCTGCGGGGAGGGAGGTTGACAGCTTCCCTCCACGCGTGCGCCGGTAACAGGAGTCCGACAATATGGATCGCCACTATCGCCCCCTTGCCGTCATGGCCGGAATCGTCGCCCTCGTCACCGCGATATCGTTCGTGCCACGACTGTTCCAGCATCCCGCGCCCGCAGCGCCCCCGGCCACAACCGCCGACGCGGCCCTCAAGGAATTTTTCGAACGGCACGATAAGAACGAATCCCTATCCGATTTTTTAGCCGGGATCACCGCGCCGCCCGATCTCACCCCCGGCACCACTGCGCCGCCGAGTGTAACCGCCGATCCCTTTCCTGTCCTCGGCGTGACCGTCGAGGGGTACGCCGCCATCACCGACGGTATGTCATGGGAACGGGTCCGACACCTGCTCGGGAGCGGTGGCACGGAAATCAGCGACACCACAATCGGCGGCTTCCACACACAGCTCTTTGAATGGCGCGCCCGCAACGGCGGCGTGCTCATCGTCACGTTTCAACGCAACGAAGTCGTCTCCAAAGCACAGCGAGGACTCCCGTGAAAGGACTGCTCATCGGCAAGTTTCGCAATAACTGGCGCGGACGCATCGTGAGTATCTTCGAGGATACCGAGCGGCCCGACATGGTCTACACCGAAGGCCATCCGCTCGACCCGCGTCTCGACACGCCTGCCGTCGTCGAGACCCATGAACCGCGCGTCAATTACGTCACCTACATCGGTAGCTTCAACAAGATTTACAACTGAGGTTCGCATGCCCATCGCCTGTCTTCAGTGCTCGATGCGCGCCCTGCTCAATGGCGAGCCCGCACCCCTGTTCGACGAGCCACTCGCGGAACACCTGCGGCGCTGTCACCCCGACCCCGTCGCCACCAACCGCGAACGCGCCGAACTCGAACGACACGTGCGCGAGATGTTCCCCGAGTTCAGTCGGTGGAAGGAGAAGTAAAAACATGCCCCGCCATGACCCCCGACATCTCGACTCCTGTCAGTACCTCGCCGAGCAGTGGTTTTGCGCGGCGGATTGTCCGCTCCATCACGTCATCGACGTCGACACACGCCCACATCATTCCCGTGGCCCGTGGCGCGCCGAGAAGACCATCAAAGGGTGGTACGTGCGCCGCGAGCCGGGCTCGCTTGGGGAGGCGGCCATCGCCAAAGTGCTCAAACGCCCGGGCGGGCTCCTCGAGCGCGAGCGCGAAGCCGAAGCCAACGCCCGCCTCATCGCCCACGCCCCCGCCATGCGCGAGCTGCTGGCACTGCTCGTCCACCCCGACACCCCCAGTGCCGAATTCGCGGGGGTGAGTCCATGGTTGCGCGCCCGGTTAGACGAAGCCCGCGCCTTGCTGGACGCCTCAGGGTTTCCCTGAGGCGCGCCACGATGTGCACCCCATTTGGTGTGCACCGCCGGGCGCCACGAGACTGGTGGCCTCTCGATCGATTGGTATATCCTTCGCGCCAGACCAGATAGAATTTAACCGAGGCCTCCCCCGATGAAAGGAGTCGTTCACCGCAATGGCTGACCGTCGCCAAGAGGCCGTCAATGGCTTCGCACATCTCAAAGTCTTTTGTGGCGCGAGTACCATCGCGCATTACGTCGATCGCGCCAACGCGCCACTGGTGTGCGGGGATCAACGTTTGAGTTACGTCGACATCGCGCAGCGCACCGGGCTCCCGGCCGGACGCACGGCCCGGTTGATCTCGGAAGCGGCAGCGGGACACCGCGCCAAATCGCTCCGCGATCTCTATGACAAATCGAGCCCGTCCTCGCTCGCCGTGCATGGCTTTGGGTCGGGCTCGATCCTGATGCTGTTTCGGCTGTGGGAGTTTGAAGGCCTCGACGTCAACGCATGGGCCAAACAAGGCGACCATTGGCGTGATGGCTTCACGACGTGGGTCACCTACAAGAAGCGCGAACAGGACGCGGACACGCGCACGCACAAACAACCGGCGGGCGGCCCACGTGAGAAGGGCTATCGCAAACGCGCCCTGCGCGAGCAGAAACGCGCCGACCGTAAGGCGGGAATTAGCTAAATGCAGCTCCTCGAACGGTTACGTCGGCAGCTCGCGTATCACGAACAGGAAGCCGCCAAGTGGCGCCGCGCGATCGCGACCCTCACCGAAGTCACCGCCAATGGTCAACACACCGAGCTGTCGCCCGTGCACCGCCGGGCCCCCCGAGGGCTCCAACCCAAGAGCATTCCGTCCGCCATTCTCCGCGCCCTCGAGAGCGGTCCGGCCGACATCACGACCCTCGCGATGCGCGTGTCGAACATTCGCGCCAAACCCACCAATCGCGGCTCGATGCGCGTCGAAATCAACCGCATGGTGAAAAGCGGCCTCTTGACCCGCAGTGGCCCCACACGCTTCGGCGGCCTCGTCGCGCTCGTCCGTCCACCACGACCCCTTGCTGCAAAGGATCCCGGCCATGAAACTGATTGAACGCTTTCGCGCACGGTTGCACTTTCACGAAGGCGAAGCCACCCGCTATCGCGAGACCATCGCCCTGATTGAGCAGGAACTCGCCCCCCAACTGCAGTCCACCGTGCGACGCAAGATTAACGGCGCCCTCGCGCACCATCTCCGTACGAAGCCGACGACAGCGGCCCCGCCCCGCACGAAGCCGACACGCCCCCGCCGCACGCGCCGGAAGCACACCGGCCACGCCCATCACCCGCACCCGACCGGCTACGTCAAACATGCCGTCGGCAAGATGTCGATGACCGACGCGATTCTGAAAGCGCTCGGCGACGGCCCGATTGGCCAGACCGCCCTCGCGCCACTCGTCGACGACCTCCGAGGCACGCCAACCAATCGCAATTCACTCTTAGTGTCGTGTGCGAAGCTCGCCGCCGATGGGCAGCTCGCCCAAGGCGAGGGCAAAAAAGGCGTCTATGCGCTCCCGAAACACAAGGACCGCATCAAAGAGATCGAAGCACAGCTCAGCATGACCGGTCGTCCGTGAATCGTCGCGCAGACGGGCTCGCCCTCACGCGGGCCCGTCACCCCCCGACAAGCGTAAGACAATTAACCGGCGGGCCGTCGCCGACACCGAGCTGTCGCGTTGCTGTGCGAGCCGCACAATCCGTTCGTACTCACTCAGCGTGACGCGCATCGTAAGCGCAACCGTCGTTTCGCGCCGGTCAATCGGCGGACGCCCACCGAGCGATCCATACCGGGCCCATTTGGTGATTGTGTCGTCGTCCATCACCGTGCTCCGAAGATCAGCATCTGATATTGCTGCGGCGGAGTGTCCGTCGCGTTGCGCTCCATCCGATCGACCGCCATCACCAATGCGGCCGCGCCATCGATCCGCTCGGTACTGACTTTCTTCGAGAGTTTCAAGTTGCCCGCCGGGTCCTGTTCGACCGCAATGTTGCTGATGTTCCACCGCAACACCGGATGCCCGTCATGGCGCAATCGCTTCGAGAGGATCGCTTTCTCGAGCGCCTTGGTCGGCGCCGACAGACTGGCGAAGCCTTGCCGGATCGGCACGCACGTAAACCCGTCCTGCTCCTGTAAGCGCGTTACTAAATCCGTCGCATTCCACGGATCGAAGGCAATCTCGCGCACCTGAAATTCCGCCGCCCAGTCATGCAGCACCTGCCGCACCGCTTCGTAGTCGACGACGGCGCCGGGCGTGGCACTGAGATAGCCGTCGTGCGCCCACTGGTCATAGGGCACGCGATCCGTTTTCGAGCGCTCGCGAATCGTGTCGGCCGGAACAAAGAAGTGCGACAACACCTCAAAGTGGCCGTCGCCCTCCGGGAACACCGCCACGATCGCCGTCAGGTCTTTGGTGCTCGCCAAGTCCATCCCGACATAACACCGCCGCCCCTTGAGCGCTCGCCGAAATTCAGCGCGGGTCACGGCGCGCGGCCCTCCCCCAGACCTGCACCAGCACCCCGTCCGCATCCCGTCCGCGCAGTTCGATCTGATCGACCACGACACTCGTCGCCACTGCCGCGAATGGACAGCCCTGTTCTAACACCGCATTGAGCGCCCGCATGCCGTCCCGGTCCCGTGGCCGATCCCAGACGACCGCGTCGACGTGCAACAGGACCGACCAGCCCTCACGCATCCTCGTCTGGCTCCGTCGTAATCCGATACCGCGTAAACGGCGGCACGTGCGCGATGACGTCGATCGTGCCAATCTCGCCCCGGCGCATCCGATCCTTCAACAGGTCCAGCTCCACGTCGAGCGTGACGGGGTTGCTATGTAAGCTCTCAATCACAATCCCTCCCCCCTGCCGCGCGGGCCGATAGATACAAATCGTGTACGCCCAGCGGCCGTCTCTCACGGCACCGCCATGCCTACGCGGCCGCCGTTACACAACACGCGTCCCACGCCTCGACCGCGATCCACCGCGCCGCTTGCTCGGTCCACTGATTCAGGTAGAGCCGCCGGAACGTGTTCTCCTCCGCCGGAATCTGCCGCGCCCGCGCGCACGCGTTGCGCATCTCTTCAATCGAGCGGAAGTCGCCGAGAGCGGGATTCGCCGCCTGCCACACCGTCTCATTGGTCCAGTCGGCCTCGGCCGGGGCCTCAAACAGAATCGGCAGGAACGACGGATCCAACTCGGGATTCTCGAGCACCTTGCGCGCATGCGCGTACAGCTCCCAGAGAATCGAATGCCGGTCATACCCCGCCGTCGAGATCACCAGCATCATCGGGTGCGTCCGCGCCGACTGCGACGTGCGCAGCACATCCCACAACTCGCGATCGGGCGCCGCGTGCATCTCGTCATAGATGACGGCCGACGCATTGAAGCCGTGCTTGCTGTAGGCCTCGGCCGAGATGGCGCGATAGAAACTGCCCGACTGTTTGTGCACAATCCGTTTCTGCGAGTCGACGATCGCCACCATCTTGTCGAGTTCGGGATCGTTGCGAATCATCTGCGCCGCCACATTGAAGACGAGTGAGGCTTGCTCTTTGTCGGCCGCTGCTGAATACACTTCGCCGCCTTGCTCGTGATCGAAGAGCAGAAAATAGATTGCGAGC